CAACAGCAGAAAGAAAAAATGATACACCATTAGCAGAAAGTTATCAAATTCTAAATGACACTATGAGTCCAAGCCCAGCATATGTTGCTACATTAGAAGCAGAAGATAGAATAAGAGCAAGAGAACAAAGAGAAGAGCGATTAGCAAGAGAACAGGGAGAAGCAAAAGCACGGGATGATGCTAATGAAGCATTAGCAAGATTTAGACGAGAAAGAAATCAAGAACAAGCATTAAGAGATGCTGAAAACCAATTATGGTTAGATAGAAAAATAGAAGATAGAGAAGAACTAGACGCAGACTTAGCACTTAGAGAAGTATTAGCAGAACGGAATAGACAATTAAGAATAAGACAACAAGAAGAAGAACAAAAAAGAAATCAAGAAGAAGTAAGAAAGGCTTCTTCAACAGGTAAAGGTATTATTCATGGTATAAGAGGCATTATTCGTAATAAAAGTGGTAGATACCATAGATGTTAATGAAATTTAGTTATTTCATTTTTCTTGCTCTTCAAAAAAAAATGAAATAAAAAACTTGCTTACTGAGAATGATAATAACAGCAATCAAAAGCGAAATCAATTTGAAAAAAGCGAACGATGACTTCAAAAGTTATGAAACATATTTGCGAATGCTGTGGATACGCCACAGACAAAAAGAGTAGTATGACTGCCCATTTGAAAACAAAAAAACACGCATCAAATCTCGCAAAAAGTCAAATCCAAATAGACGAACAGCACGAACGGGATTTGATGGGATTAGAAGATGTGGATGTTTATGTTCCTGAACCAAAAGTGGAAGAGGAAGATGAATTTGATTTAGTTAATAAGATACGCAAATTACAAGGTGATTACAAACGCCAAAACGAGTTGAGTGATAAATTTATAGAAGAAGAATTAACCTTACCACATTACAGCAAATTATACAAAGTAATACCTAACAACGAAGATGGAAGTTTTAACAACGATTTTTATGAATGGTTTTCAAAAAACGAGCGTGTTATGTCTTTAATTAATAAAGATGAATTATTATATACAAACGAATACCATAAATGCGGTGTTATAAATAAAGAAATTGAAAAACTTGAAAAACGACTACAACAATTACAAAGTGTAAAATACCCAGTAGGAAAATACTTACATTTCAAAAGACTTAACAAACCATTCACAATCATTCGCTATAAAAACAAAGGTTGGTCTTCTGGTATAGAAGTGTATGTAGTAAAAGCAACAAAAACTCGTGTTATAGCAAGGTTTAGAAATAGCAAAGGAGATTGGTCTCAAATAATAATCAAAGACCCAAGTGAAATAACACTTATGCTATGATACGATTACACAATAAACTTTTCAATCAACTGCTTATTACACTTTGAAATTCTACTAAACCATTTCGTATAGCAAAATACATAATCATTATCAAACTGCTCCTGAGACCATCTTTTCCATTCGTGTTTCATTCTATTCGTATTACGAACAAACTGATATTTGTATGGATATTGCCTTTTCATTTCAAATAATGTATTGTATATTTTGGTAGCATAAAAGATGTCATTATCTTCAAATGGAGTAGTGATATTTTTTATTTCTTCTTCAAATTGTGGTGTGTTAAACACACCGCCTTCGTTCTCATCAAATTGTGGTGTGTTAAACACACCGCCTTCGTTCTCATCAAATTTCTCATCAAATTTCTCATCAAATTTCTCTATATTTTTAAGATGTTTTTTCGTAAGCATATGTCTATCATAATTTGCCTTTAAGATAGATGTATAATTACACGCTTCGCATTTATGATAAATTGGTAAAGTTGCTTGACCGCAACAGCGGTCATCAACCTTTGCCGAAGTCAAAGATAAAATAGTAGTATCCATATTAGTTTATCTATATATATATTATATTCATCGTTTTTAAGCCATTTAAACGAATACGATGAATACCGAAACAAAAACAATTTTTTATTAGCTTAATATAGTATGAGAGCATCAAAAGTCAAAAAAACCCCAGTAGAAAATACTCCAACGCCAACGCCAGTTTCTAATTCTATGAATTTCTATGAAACCATTCCTAAGCATTTTTTAGATAGTAAATTGGAAAACCCAAACATAGAAGAGCATAACTTCTCTATCCCATTTCGAGGTGTGGTAGTAGCTCCGTCTGGTTCTGGTAAAACAAATTTCGTAGCAAATCTTATCAAGATTTTTAGTAAAGGTAAGGGAACATTTGTTACTATAACTATAATATGTAAAGATAAAGATGAACCTATATACAAATATTTAGCTTCTCTTAGTGATGCTATTCAAATCAAAGAAGGTGGATTAGAAAACCTCCCTGATTTGAATAAAGCCGACAAAGAAGTTCCTACACTATTAATTATAGATGACCAACAATTAGAAAGAAGACAAAATGGTGTAGAAGAATATTATATAAGATGTCGTAAGAAAGGGGTGAGTATATTATACTTAGCACAGAATTATTATGTAGTTCCAATAGTTATAAGAAGAAATTGTAATTATCTTATCATTCTCAAATTGGCGGGTGAAAAAGAAATCAAAACGATGTTAAAAGAAGTTGGATTAGGTCTTACAAAAGAACAACTCATTAATATGTACCAGTATGCTACGAATGAGAAATTTAATGTTCTAATTATAGATTATGAAAGCACGGATATAAATCATAGATATAGAAAAAATTTCACTCAATATTTACAACCAGCGGATTTTGTATCTAAATGAAACCTTTACCATTTTCTTTAATAAGCTCCTCACTATCCCTAATATCCTTTTCAACAACGGGTTGAACACCCAAGTTAATTTCACGCTTTCCATTCTTAGGTTGAAAGAATTGAGACAATACCCATTCATTTTGTTTGTAATCATTAGATTTCGATAAGTCATTAAAAAAACTAAGAAAAGTTTCAACATCATCATATATACTGTAAGTTCTATGTGGGAAGCAATTAATATAAAATGACATAGCTAAACAATACCATCCACAAATGCCTGAGACTATACTTTGTATATCCTTAGTAGTATTAGGACATCTCATTCCATTACAATATTCTTTTACAACATCCCCTACAATTGTTGGATATATACAACCATAACTATCAAAATATATAGGGGCAAAATCCCCGTTAGGATATTTATTCATTTGTAAAAAAACGTAATGCGTTCCTTCATTTTCCTTTCCATCTTCATCAGTTTCATCTTCCAAATTGATAATGTATGTTTTGTTATATTCCAATCTTTTCTTAGGTAGTTCGGTTTTAAACAATACATCAGCCAAAGGAACACCCATCTTTTTTGCCATAGTTTTAATTTGATAATCGGTAAGCATTATTATTCTATATCAATAAAAAAAAATCTATGGATATACTAATATGGCAACAGGAAAACCTTACAGAACCGAATATGACAGAACACAAAATTATAAAGACTATATGAAATTGCTTGATTTACAAATCAAAAATAACAAAACGAATTATGATGCGAACATATTGTATAAACAAACTGGTGTTCCAACGCAACCATTAGATACAAGAACTTATGCTGAAAGACAACAAGATATAGCACAATTAAAGGTTAATTTACGTAGTGAATTAAGAGTATTATTAGACGATAATGTAATACAAGAAGTGTTTAATGATTTGAATGACGACCAAATACAATTTTTGGCAGGTGTTGCTTCGAGTTTAATTGCTGAATTAAAACCTAAATATGCTCTTGGAATGACAGCCAACCATTTTATAGATGTTTTGGATAAGAAGATTAGACAAGAACAAGACTTTTCATTAAATCACGAAATAATGGGAACCTTAGCAGATACTTTGGAAACAATAGCAGATAATATGGTTACAGGAGATAAGATGAATGAATTGATAGATAGAATAGAACACTCTAAATATACAAGAACTAATGAAAATGAAAGGATTGTAAATAGTCTAAGAGGTATAAATCAAGAAATTATACATTCACAAGACATATTAGCAACTATAAATGATAAAATTTTGAACCATGATGCTTTATATGAAGTTCTTAGAGCAGTTGGAACAGAAAATAGTGAAGCAGTTGAAGAAGCTTTAATAGAACAATTTCAAACACTACCAACAATAGCACAAGTTGATTTTTTGATTGATAAAATAGAACAAGCAAATAGATTAGGTGACAGGGCAGGATTAGATGAAGTTCTACAAGATATAAAAGGTGAATTTGCTACTATGAATGATAGAATAGATGCTTATAATGAAGAACTTACAGGAGCAATGGAACAATCGGCAATAGCCCAAGCTCAAGCTATGAG